CGCGATTCTGCTTGACAAACGTCTCTGAGTCCCTTATAATGCGACCTGTTAGTTGCCAAACCCCAAGTACCCGAGGTGGGGTAGACGTAACTGGATAGGTAAATTTTGCACGACCGGAGCATTGCAGGCAAGGTGAAATCCTGATGGCATTCTTGTTCGCTCTCGGGTTCTTGCTGATAGGGATGTGCGGCGGTGCCATCGTGTACGGCATTCTTTGGCTTTGGAGAAACTGATGCCATCTGAACAATGGGATGCGGTATGGGAAGAGTTACGGCTGGCACGACTCGCCGAGGATGAACGCCACCAATCGGTAATGGAAATTTTGGATGAGCAGTATCGGTTACTGTTGATGCACCAGCCGTTCAAGCCGATTATCATGGAGAAGACTCTAGGATGTTTGAGCAAGAAACATTCATGAGTCTGCTGCGTGACCGGGCGCACTGGGAATTTGAACTGTTCTTGATGGCGCTCTTTGATGGACTGATTGGTGCGCTGCTCTGGCCTTTCGTTCGGAAGCACTGGCGACATCATGTTTGGCGGGACGTGAGAGACTTTGACCACGCCGCTCTGAATGCGGCGGTAGCAGCCCAGATGAGTCAGGAGTTTGTGAAACGGACAGACCCTGAACCCCGACCGGGGGTTTGGCATTGGACGCCGGAGGGAGAAAACAATGTGCAAAATTGACGGCTACTGGGATAGTTCAAGGCAGTCTGCGACGGTGCCTGCTGATGTTAACCCGACCTCTTTGGCGTTAAAAATTCTTCGTGTTCGGGACCTTCTTGTGAAAGGTAAAGGATTGGCGGGTGCGCCTGAAACCCCAACCGGGGCTCTTTGGGAAGGGCTAGTTCGTAATGCGGCGGCGTTAGTGCAGGGCTACGCAACGGGCACGCTCGCTGCGCTGGTGAGCAAGAACGATATGGATATGGCATTCTGCGTGCTCAAGGTTCGGGACATCATGGAGAACCAAACCCAAAAAGTCCTGACGCCGCAGCTATGGGAAGAACTGACGCATATCGCCGGACTCACGGTTGCGCAGTGGGCGTTGCCGGAAGCCCAAGTTGTGCGGAATGCCGCGCCTGTGCCGCCGCGTACGCAGGGATATGTTGCGCCTGCGCCAACTGCGGAGAACCCGATGGGCTTGCCGCCGGATGTAGAGTTGGGAACTTGCAACTCAAATGAGAAGCCGCACGTGCGGCGGGGCTGGTGCAGAAACTGGACATCAGTAAAGGTGAAGTCATGAGCGACTGGGGCACGCAACTGCTGGACACACTTCGGGGTTGGTGGGACGAGTTCACATCGTTTGAGGGCTCGCAGAAGAAATATCTTGACGACCCGCAGACGTGGGAAGGGATCGGGAACACAGTAGTGACGCCGGACCTGCAACTCAAGCCGTTGTACTTTGTGAACGACATTGAGAACAACTATGTAGTCGCCGACCCGCAGCCGCCATTGTATCCCGAAGACTGGAGCGGCACGAACGCGAAGCATCTCGCAACGAACCAGTTGATTGAGCGGCTTCAATGGCTGGTGAGTCAGTTGCCGATTGTGAATGCGCCGATGGGCGCTGATAGCATTAAGCGAGCGGCTCACGCCATCACTCGCTATGCGTACATTCACCCGGATACATTCAAGGAAATGACGCATGGGGTGTACAACCAAAGTGAGGATGTGCCGTTCCTTTTGATTTACCCGTCGCCGACGATGTGGATTCGCACGGATTTGATGCCGCTGGGCGGCGTGCTGTTCGCGAACAATGCAATGCCGGGGATGAATCTATGATTTGGACAACTAACATGGTCATTAGTCGGCAGGCAGAATCCGACCCACTTGTGATCGGAACTTTTGAAACCGCCGATGGGTTTAATTACATGAACAACGAACAAAAAATTCTGGCAAAGGCAATCGCTCGGTGGATAGCGGGCGGTTGCGGAGAAGAAAAATGCGCGGACGCAAGATATTTGTGAACGGCGTTTCGTACTCGGTGACCGAACGGTCGGGGTATTTGAAAGCTGACCTGAAGGGCACGCTTGGATGGACATCGGTGTGGGCTGATTCGGCAGCGATATCGCCGTACTCCACGCTGGTGGTTCGCATCAAACAGGCATTAACAGGGAGACAATGATGAACTGCGACAAATGCTTTCGTACAAGAGCCGTGGGGAGGTTCAAAACCACTTATGGGTTTGACTGGGGTATTGTTTTTTTTGGACGATGGACTATTTACGCGGGTTTGTATCGGATACCAAAAAAGCGGGCACCGAAAGGGCAACAATGCTAATCAACAAGCACGGCGTTGTGATAATTACACAGAACAAGATTCGTGTTGAAGATTGGCTCGTTGAACGAGAGCCGACAGACCCGATAGAGATGACATCCGAGCAGTTGCTGGTGCACACCGCTACGAAGTGGGCGCTGAAGCAATTGCAATTTGAGGTTATGAAGGCGGCTGCGGCTGCGGGAGCGAGACGTGAAATATCTGATAAGGCTGAACCCAAAAGCCTTGAACCCTCTCACGGGCAAAATTAATGCCAAGCGACTCTGGGAAGTTGAGCAGTGCCAGAGCAAGGACAGCGAGAAGGTGATTTGGCATTGTGCTGATGTTCGTATCGGGAGCACGCCGATGCGGGAGTTTTTTGTACTAGCGAAACCGGGCGAGAAGCCGTTTGAGTTGACGGTCTTCGGCATTTGCTATCGTGGTGCAGACGATGCAATCGTAATTGACGAGAGGAAAGGACACGACGTTCAATGAACATCCAAGCGATTTTGTCAAAGATAACGAATGACGGTCACGTGCCGATAGCCTTACTGGTGTTCGTCGTCACGACTGCATACCACTTTCATACCCAGCGTGACTTGGGTCCTAGTTACGTTTCAAGCCTTTACGCCTTCTACGGATTCTTGGCAGGGCATTTTGGATGCTCGCAGGTTTGGCCCGACAAACCCGGGGGCGCGTCGTGATTGCTCATGACATCAACCAGCACCTGAAACCGCCGTCGCTGCACGTTCTTTCTTCGGTGAATGCCGTGGGCGGATTTCTCCGGTTGGAGTATCATGCATGGTCGTTCGGAGAAAACGCAGCGTTGCCTCGGCGGCAGTGTTCTACTGTGGTTGTGTATCTGAACGACATGGGGCGGGAGGTTCTTCGCACCGAGGATGTGGAATTCTTTTTTGACCAGATACCGTCCACGCCCAACGAACCAGTTCACAAGCAATCGTTTTGGATTCGGCTTTACCTGAAGTACATCGAGGTGATGAAATGGCTCAAAAGACTGTAACGCAGATAGTGGAACGAACGTGTGATGGGGATTGCGGGAAGGTTCAGAAGTGGGACCTCGCTGCACCCGGCACGCAAGAAATGCTCGTTGAGATGACTGACTGGTATATGATTACTCGTCAGTTTCCTGACGGCTCCGTGGGGCGAATGCAGGCGTGCTCGCTGGAGTGCATTCCAACAGCGGCGGTGAAACTCGCTCTGCCTCCGCAGCAGCCCGAGGAACCGCCGATTGATTTGTCAACGTTGCGGGCGGGCGGCGAAGGGGTAAAGTGGAACTGATGAACTCACCATTCTTCAAAGTTCTGTCAGGGGTAGGATATACGTATCTCGCCTACATGATTCTGATACACACTCAAGGCATCGGGCTGCTTAGTATTATAGCAGCGATGATTTTGTTTTTGGATGGTCTTGTAGCCTTTGCGGGGGCATTCCAAAAATGAGTCTACTCTGCCGATGGTTTGGGCACAAGGAAAAGAGGCACGAGCAGTGCGAGCAAATGGGGCTGCCGTGCAATCATACGTGGCATTGGGTTGATGTTAACTGCGCTCGGTGCCACGTTCACATCCGCATGGAGATCGACGAATCAACTCCGCACGGAGTGATGACGTATGAGTTTGTGAACATGGGACCAGCACCGAAAGAGTTGGGAAAGGGCGTGAGGTGTAACGATGAGCAAAGATATCAGACACGGTCCTGACGCACGACAGGCGCTCATGCGAGGGGTAGATTTCCTCGCCGACGCGGTGAAGATTACCGAGGGACCCCGAGGGCGCAATTGCATCCTCGGTCAGCGGGCGCTTGGACAATCGCCAAAAGTTACGAGGGATGGAGTTACAGTTTCCAATTATGCCGACCCGTCAGACCCAACCGAGCAAATGGGTGCAGACCTTATTCGTGAGGCTGCACAGAAGACTGATAACGCAGTCGGAGATGGAACCACCGCCGCTATCGTGATCGCACAGTCAATGATACATGCGGGCTTTCACGCAATTTCCAACGGCGCGAATCCGATGGCAATGGAGCGGGGAATTCACAAAGCTACGACCGCTGTGATTGACCAGCTTCAGGACATGGCGGTACGGGTTGAGGGGAAGCAACTGTTTCAAGTAGCGACAGTGTCGGCTCATGGAGATACCTCTATCGGTCAACTCGTAGCGGGTGCGGTTGAGAAGGCAGGGCGAGACGGTGTGGTGACTGCTGAGCCTTCATCTACGTCCGAGACGTATGTTGAGACTGTTGCAGGCTTGGAGTTGGACAAATCAAATTTGATTTCGGCAGCGTTCATCACGCATCCCGAGGAAGTGAAAGCCGAACTTCTCAACTGCAAGATACTTCTGTGGGAAGGCGTGATTGCGACGGCGAAGTCGCTGGTGCCGATTCTCGCACAGATAAAAGAATCAGGAACCCCGCTGATTATCATTGCAGGCGGGTACGAGCAAGAAGCACTGGCTGTTCTGATTAACAATAAAATCCGATTAGCGTTGCCGTTGATTGCGGTACGCATGGAAGCATATGGTCAGACCCGAAAGGATTTGATGGGCGATATCGCTGCATTGACCGGCGGCGTGGCGTACACCGAGGACATGGGGCTGAAGATTGAAAGCATCAAAGTCGCTCAGTTGGGTTCCGCTCGCAAAGTTGTGACGACGATGAGCAAGACGCAGATTCTTGAAGGCAAAGGAGACCAAGCGATTCTTAAAGGGCGAGTGGATTCCATTCGCACGGCGATGGAGACGGCGGCTCCCGGCGAGAAGGTAGTCCTGAAGCGTCGGCTTGCTGCCCTGCTTGGCGGCATCACAGTCATCAAGGTTGGCGGCGTTACGGTCACCGAGATGGAAGAGAAGCGAGACCGGGTCATTGACGCAATGTCGGCAGCGAGAGCGGCGATTGAATCCGGCGTCGTTGCAGGCGGTGGGATGGCTTTGATGCAGGCTCGACCGGCAATTTACACGCTGGGTATTGATGATGCAGATGAAGAGGCTGCGGGGCTTCGGGTTGTTCTTGAAGCGTGTCAGTCCGTGGTGCAGCAGATTGCGGAGAACGCAGGCATTGACCGGCAGTTGATGTTGAACCAAATTCTGGCGACTCCTGACCGGGGATACAATGCCTTGACAGGAAATTTTGAAAACCTGTTAGAGACGGGCATCATTGACCCCGTAAAAGTTGTGGTGGAATCGCTGCGAAACGCGGCGGCAGTATCGTGCAGCATCCTCACTATGGGTGCGTGTGTTGCGGAAAAATTCACGGAGAAAATTAATGGCTAAGTTTATTGAACCGGCACAAGACCGCATTCTTGTGATTGACAGCGCTCGCTTGACAACCATCGACGACATCGAGTTGCCCGGGAACGTTAGAGAGAAAGACATGGCATATGGCACAGTGGTCTCCGTGGGGCCGCTCTCACAGGAGCGGGTGAAGCCGAGAGAGATTGTGCTCTATGGTCCGTACGCCGGGAAGATGGTAGCCATTGAGGGCGTTGAGTTCAGGATTCTAAGAGAAGATGCGATTGAAGGTTGGGTTCGGGAAAAAACAGAGGGAGAAGTCGTATGAGCGACAAATCAAAAATGCCGTTAGACGAATTGCAGGCGACTTCGGAGTATCTGAAGTTGACCCAGAAGCAGCAGCTATTTGTCTCGACTTATGTTGCGGGCGGGCTCGCAGATGGGCACTACGATGCGGTGCAGGCTGTGCGGACGGCGTACAACTGCAAAACGCTGGAAGTAGCTCGCATCATGTCGTACGCCATCATGGGGAACATCCGAATCATAGCGGTGCTCAATCGGCACTTCCAAGCCACGCCGACCGAGGAACTCCTCGTGGCGATTGACCGAGCCATCAACAACAAGAAACTGACGATGGCTCAACTGTATGCGCTAAAGCTGAAATGTGATGTTCTCGGTCTTGCGAACCGAATTCCGAACCACCAATCCCCCGGAATCATCCCTCAGGACGTGCTTGAAGAGAGCAAAAAGAAGCCCAAGACGCCCCCCGGCGTGAAAGAGCCTAAACCCGACAAATTCGGCAAAGTAAACTTCTAAGAATCAGACTTTTCTCGCCTTATGTGAGAGAGGCATAACTATGTCTGATTCCCTCATTCCGGGCACGGAAGCGCTTGGACAGCCTCGGCTTGGCTCCATTCTGGACGAAACCGGCACGCCTTGCTCGGGGTATGCCACTGGCGGACCCTATCACTGTGAAGACTGCATCCATAAGACCAAAAGCGACGAGCCTTTCTGTATCCACCCGAAGGTGGTTGGGGATGAATTGTTGCAAGATAAACTGGTTTTGATTGATGGGCGTCCTGTTGTCAAGATTGATATGGAGCACGGGTGCTGTCGGTACGTTCGACCCCCGTTGAAGAGCGAGGACGATGCCAAGCCGGTCAGTTGAGATTCAAAGAGCAGCTAACCATCGGTGTTATTTGAAACATCGAGATAAACGGTTGGCATATGGGTATAGTCATAGAGCCCAAACGAACGAGGGCTGCCGTCGTCGCAATCGAGCGATTAAACTCGAAGCGATTTATCACTACGGCGGGGAATGCGCCTGCTGCGGGGAAATCATCGTAGAGTTTTTGGCGATTGACCATGAGGCTGGGAATGGAAACCAACATCGCCGAATGGTCAAGTTAAAAGGCGGTGTCAATTTTTATAAGTGGCTGAAGCGGCACAATTGGCCTGAGGGTTTCAGAGTGATGTGCCACAACTGCAATATGGCGATTGGGATTTGGGGCTTCTGCCCGCATCAAAGGGGAAGTGCTTATGGCAAGTAAAATCGTGGCGAACGCTTTTCACGAAGTGTTTCACAACAAGCCTTCAACCGTGAAGAAAAGCAAGTCTCCGGCGGGTCAGCGAAAGCAGATGATCGCTATCGCTTTGAGTAAAGCTCGGGCGGCTGGTGCCCATGTGCCGATGAAAAAGGGCATTAGTGCTCTCGGAAAGAAACGATAATGGGCTTTTATTCATATCTATGGCTTCGATGTGATGGGTCTCCCTACTACGCCGGAAAGGGATTTGGAAATAGGGCGTTTGTTCGACACAAACGTCTATATCCGCCTGTAGACAAGTCTCGGATTTTGGTGTTTCCGATGCTGAGCGAAGCAGAAGCATTTGAGTCTGAGACTGCTTTGATTGACTTGTTCGGGCGTCGGGATTTGGGCACCGGGTGTTTGCATAACTTCACAAACGGCGGCGAAGGACTTGTGGGACTTCGGCATACGGATGCTGCCAAACGACGGATGAGTGTAGCGAAGAAAGGGAAACCCGGTCATGCCCAGTCTGACGCCACTAAGCGAGCACTCCGTGAGAGTCATCTCGGTCGTCAGATTACGTGGAGAGACAAAATATCAGCGACCTTAACTGGGCGGAAGTTGTACGAAATGACGCCGGAGATTAAAGCAAAGATGTCCGCAAGCCATCTCGCACGCCGAGACAAAACAGCGGCTCGGGTAACAGCGTGGTGGGCACAAAAGAAATTAGCGAACAAGCGAGGATAACGTGTCAAATTCAGTCATTATCGGTCAAGGCGGCAGCAAGAGCGGCGGCTCCATCCCAAATCCGCTTCCGATTATCGGAACTCTGACTGACAACAACGCTGCCCCATCTACAAATAACATCGGCGCTCTCGTTGCGACTGCTACGTTTAATCGCCCCGGAAAAACAAACGGTGACCTGACAACGCTCAGCGTAGATTTAGATGGCGGACTGCGAACGCACCAGCGGTCAGAGAACGTACTCGGGGACATCGTAGCTGTTGGACGCTATAATCAAATCGCAATCAATTTCTCTCAGACGTTTGACTCCGACTACATCACAAACTCTGTGACGGGTTCTGGCACCGTTGCTCCGACGCAGTCTGATGGACAAGCCGTCTATACAGTCACCGAAGGAAGTCAAGACTGCAACGGTACATCGGCGCAGACGATTCAATATCATCCGGGTCACGAATGGTACGCCGAATTCACGGCGTCGTTTACTGCGGGAGCAGCCAACTCCACTCAACGAATCGGACCTTATAATGCGACTGATGGTTTTTGGGTTGGTTGGGAAGGTACAACATGGGGATTCACTCAATACCAAAACTCGTCTGCTACGCAAGTGGCTCGGGCTTCTTTCAATGGCGATAAATGCACAGGTGAAGCGAATTCTCCGTTTACGAGCGGTGGTACGCCGGTTGCCCTAGACCTTACTAAGTTGAACATTTTCCGAATTCATGGTGCATGGTTTGGAACGGCTCCTGTCGTTCTTGAAGTGTTTGCACCTGATGGCGTTTGGGTAACGATGCACACGTTCCGATTTCCGAACACGCTGACTGCTCCGTATGCATACACGACCGATTGGAGCATGCAGATTGATGTGGCGAATGCCGCAAACACATCTACCATTTCAATGACCACCGCTTGCTGGGCTGCGGGCGTGACCGACGACACTGTACCAATTTCGGCTCCTCTTGATGACGAGGCGCTTGCTGTTTTGACTAAGTCCGTTATCGCAGGGCGAGATTTTCAGGGAAACTATCAAAACGTCGGTGTTGATGACTCGGGACGATTGGAAACCATCACCACGCCGACCACGCCGAACGTCGTGCAGGTCGGATATGCTGTTTCAGGCGGCAGTGTCAGTACCCTCACGTATACGTTCCCGCTGCCTGTTACGTATGGCAACGTCCTCGTGGTTTTCGCCGTCGCATCTTCAGATGCCGCACTTCCAACAATCGCTGATAGTTTGAGCGGCGTGTGGAATAACCTTGATAGCCAACCGGGCGGTGCCGGACTCGCTGCATACGTCGTGGCGGTTTCTACGATTCAATCTACTGGTGTAGTGCCTGCTCTCCCCGATACCATCACCGTCACGCCGGGTGCCAGCGGCGCGGTTGCTTTGATAGCGTACGAAATTCAAGGCATTCTCACGCAGGGGGTTCTCACTGACTGGATAAACTCCTCGCAAGGAACAGGCGAATCAACAGTTCTCGACGAATACGTATCGCCGATACAGTCAAACGATTTGGTTCTTTGCTTCTTCGCAGGTACGGCAGGGCAGAACCTCAGTCACTTCGCTCTTGGTCCATCTGGCAACATGGCGGCTGCGACACCGTATCCGTACATCATTGACGTGAAGAACGAAGCGGTTTTGGGCAATTCCGCACTGACACTCGTCAGTTCAATCCACACGTTGAATACGACTGCGAACTTGTTCCTCTCGCAACTGAGCGTAGCCGCAAGCGGGGCTGCATCAGGTTCTATGATTGCGTTCAAGGCTCAAGCGGCGGTGCAGATCGCAGCGAACCCGTCTGTCTCTCTCGTGAACAATCCGAGTCCGCTGTATGCAACCGAAATCGGTATCTTGGATGCGTTTGGAAACTTGCAGCCGATTAAGATTGGCACACGCTCTATGCCAACACTGGACGGGGCGGATATGTCGGGTACGACTCCCGGCACTGCGCCGAGCTACACTCTCATCGCAGGCGGTATCTATAATTCTTCGGCTCCGTCGCCGACGAATGGTCAAACGCTGCCGTTGCAACTGGACTCCGCAGGTAACCTCAAAACTGTAGTTGACTCGGGGGCCATCACCGCGACTTTGAACGCTGAGACTACTAAAGTCATCGGCACAGTGAACCAAGGTACATCACCTTGGATTATAGCTGGCGGCGGCACTGCGGGTTCGTCCGGCACGGCGGTCTTGACTGTGCAAGGTATCGCCAGCGGAACGGCCCTGCCTGTTTCCATCGCATCCTTGCCAAGCGGCGCGGTTACGAATGCGGGCACGTTCGCGGTTCAAGCTACGCTTGCTGCCGAAACGACCAAGGTCATTGGCACGGTCAACGTTGCGGCATCACAGACGATAGCGGTAACGAACACGGGCACGTTTGCCGTTCAGACCACATTGCCCGCCATGTCTTCGGCTGTTTCACAGGCTTTGACCACATCCGTGAACATCAAGAGCAGCGCAGGAACAGTGTACGGCTTCGATTACTTCAACCCGAACGCAGTTCCGGTCTACGTGTTCCTGTATAACACCACGACCACGCCGGGCACAATTGGCGCGACGACTGTCCTACTTTTCCAAAAAGGACTTCCCGCTGGTGCTGGGTCCAACGTGTCGTTCCCGAACGGACTTGCGTTCTCGACAGGTATTGCTATTGCAGTTTCGACCAGCCCGACCAGTTCGGCGGCTCCATCAACCGGACTGGTGCTGACAACTTTGTACGTGTAAACACCCATGCCCACACCCCACTACGTTCAAGGCATTGCGCCCCCATCGTATACATATGCCACTTCAACGTCGCAGACGTATCCAAATGATGTGACGAAGGGCAACCTGCTGATTTGTGTTGCTCAGTACTTCTATCCCGGCACAGGTGACCCCGCCTACACAGTCACAGACACACAAGGCAACACTTGGGTTGCTCTTACCAATTCGGGAATCGCGGCTAGTGAGTCTTGCCAGATTTTCTATTGCCTCAGTGCAAACGCGAGCGGGCCGAACACCGTCACGATGACGTGGGACGGGACGCATGGATACTACATTCAGCAAGCAATTTTGGAATATGGAGACTCGTTCGGAACGTTTGGTTTTTCTCTCGACAAAAGTGCCAACAACACCAGTGGGGTCGGTACTACTGTCATCGACGCTCTGACTGGTTTAGTTGGTGCTGGCGAACTAATCATCGAAGCCATGGCGGGCAGCAGTACTACCTCGATTGCCCTGACCGATGGAGCTACAAATCGACTGGTGGACAACACCAACTTCGTTATAGGTGAGAATTTCAGCACAGGCACGAGCTACACAGCAAGCATGTCATGGGGTGGGGCTTACTATGGAGCAGTTGCCGCTGCGGCTTTCATTGCGACTGGTGGTGCGCTTCCAGGAATCCCCGGCGCATTGTGCATGATGGGTTGCGGAGCCTCCTAACATGTTCGTCTACCTAGTGGAGAGAAATCGCTCGCCCGAGCACATAAGTAAGTGTCGTGCGAGCTGGACGCCCGAGCGAAGAGCCGCACAAGCAAATCGGGCAGCGACAAATCTTTTGGAGTGGCGTCAGAGAGGTGCCTTATCAAACGCTTAATGAGTGCAGGACTGATAGCAGCATTGCAAGCCAACCCCAACTGCCTGAAAGCGGACTGTTTCGTGGTGACGTTGCCCACAGGCTTGACGATGTACGTGACCGAGGGACAATTCGATTTGATAATTCCAAGTGGGACGAACGGTTGGACGGGCGGACTTGGATCTTACCACCACGGGGATATCTTAATCAAAGGTCCCAGTGCTGCACCTTCGGGAGTGACGAACAGTTTGATGATCGGCGTCGGGGTTTGAGGAGAGCATATGGACATCAATGCGATTTGGATAGGGCTGGCGATTCTATCATTTGCGAATCTGGGACTGACGGCACGGCTTTACTGGGGGCTCCGGCGGGTGCGGGCGAAGTCTGCGGCTCCCGTCGCTGTGGCGGCTGGGGTTGCTCCTGTTTCAGCGATGACGTGTTCAGCGTGTCGCCATGTCACTCGCACCTTCGCTATGACGCCAGCGGGTCCAGTATGCGCCAAGTGCCAACCATCTCCTGTGAAAACGACTAATTGAGCCATATGTGAGGGGAGAACTATGGCAAGCCTTCACTCAGGAATAAAGGGTTTAGTGAAGCCGGGTCAGGGGCATAAGCCGAAAGGTGCCCACGGGAGGGCTGCTGTTCGGGCTCTTGGGCGCACGAAGACAACGGGCAACTTTGATAGAATAGCCCGTAGTAAAGGCAAGGCGGCAGCCGTTGGTGCCTACCAAGCAGTTCTGAAAAAGCATAAGGCGGGCGGATAAATGCTTTGTGCTTGCGGGTGTGGTAGGGAAACGCGGCTTGCTCGGCGAACAGATACCCGAGCAGGGCACATTAAAGGTCAACCGCTGCGAACCTTAATGGGGCACATGGGAAGCCGAGCTAATGTTGCTGCCAACACAGGCGTAAAACGCCCTCAAATGGCGCACGAGAAGAATCCAGTTTGGGCGGGGGGTTGTGATAAGTACTGGCAGCGACAGGCGCTGATTCGGGATGATTACACCTGTCAGATGTGCGGGTTGAGAGACCCTGAGATTATGGAGGTTGACCACATCGTCCCGAAGTCGGTCGCCCCCGAGTTGCGACATAAGTTGTACAATCTCGTGACGCTCTGTCCGAATGACCATCGGCGGAAAACGAACCGAGAGAAGAAAACAATTCTGCGGGCGAAAGGTTAAGCCGATGGCGATGGATGTTTTGGGTAGTTCCATCAAATCGGTTGGAGAGGCAACGAAAATGGGTGACACATATACACCGGGGTCTAGCGTTTCATCGGCTACCGACCAACCGGACACGACCGGCTCTGCGGCTGCGGCTGCTGCGAGAAAGTCAGCATCAAAACCTGCCGAGAGCGGTCTCAAGAAAGCCGGTAGCACCTTGCAGGCTGCTGGTAGCAAGATGGGGGGCGGGCTGACACCCAGCGACTTCGTGAAAGCCGAGATAATGCATGGCGGCGGACCTGTCACGCATGACGGCATTTACAAACTGAAGATGGGCGAACACGTTCTTACCGAGAAGGAAGCGGCAAACGCCCGCAAGCATGCCTTGATGGCATCGGGGATGAAATCTCTGATGAAGTCAGGTAAGCCGAAGCTGCCGAAGCCTAAAGCGGCGATGTCAACTGCTCAACCAGTTTCAGGCGGTTTGACGACTACAGAGAAACCAGAGGGAGCAATATCATGATTAAAGGAACCAGCAATAGCGGTGCGAACAAAGCCCCCAGACCGAAATCTGTGATGGTGTTCAAGGGCATCAAAGGCTTGGTTGCTTCTGGTCCCGGCATGACGAAGTCCGTGGACAATCAGAAGCTGCGTCCCGAGGGTGCGGTTCACATTGATGCCGGAAACCTGAAGAAAGCAACAGGCACCTCAAAGACGGCTGCCGGGTCTCCGAAAACCATCAAGGGCGGTTCGGTCAAAGTGATGTCTAAGATTCGCCCCGAGGGTGGAATCAGTCGGGACACTGCAAAAGTCCTGAAGCCGTAATTGCTTTTCGGACAGGAGAAGTCAAAATGGGCGTTTTACGAACTCTACCAGCACTCGTAGCGAGCAATACCGTCATCACACCGGTTTATTCTGGCACGGTGATTGCTGCGTCAACTTTCGCATGGGCAGCCGGTATCGCCACGGTTGTGTTGAACACATCCGCATTTCCGAAGAATGGGTATAACGGACCCAACGTTGCCATCTCTAACCCACCGTCAGGCGGGCAGCAAGTCACACTGTGGGGGTTCACTTCAACGGCGGGAGCATATGCAAACGGCAGACCCGTTACTGTTATTGACAACAACCCGGCTTTGAAGTCGTTTCGGTTCTATCTCACGGGTCCGAGCGTCACGCAAGCTGCGACATCGGATACGGGTTCAACCGCTGCGTGCCCGTTCCAGCACTATCGTGCCGTACGAATTGAAATTGACCCGAGTGCTTCCGACACGATTTGGGTCGGTGATTTGAACTTGTCGTCTACGCAGTATATGGCGGCACTCTCTGCGGCTGGGCAAACATCCATTGAGATAGCGAGCGAGAACATCCCAGCGGACAGAATTTTCGTGTTGGCGAGCGGCGACCACGCTGATGACATTGTTCATTGCACGTTGATCTACTAAAGAGGCTCACCGTGGCAAGCGAAAAAGGAAACAGCAACAGTCAATTTATTCTGGAGGCCATCTATCAGGCGGTCTTCACAGCGATTGCGGGGCTTGCTCAAAACGCGGCGTCTCCGCTGACAAATCTATACGTCAGTCTCCATACAGCAGACCCAACGGCGGCGGGCAATCAGGCATCTAACGAAGCAGCCTACGGGTCCTATGCTCGTGTCGCAGTTGCTCGGTCAACAGCAGGCTGGTCTATCACCAGTGAAACTATTTCCAACGTCGCAGCGATTACGTTTCCGACTTCATCCAGCGGCACCGAAACCGAGACATACGTCGGAGTCGGCACGGCGGCAACAGGGAACGGCGTTCTCCTGTGGGCTGGTGAGTTGACGGCTCCTCTCGCAGTTGGTAGTGCAGGTATCACCCCGTTGTTTGCAATAGGTGAACTGGAAATCACCGAAGGGTAAGGTGATTCCATGAGTATCTTCGGTTCCCCAGTATTCACCGCAGCCGGGGCAGCACCTTCATCAAGCAAAACCTCCACTGCTATTATAAATACAACCACGGGCGATTTGATCGTTGCGATAGCTCAAATCAATGGCACAGGTGTAACGGCGGCGGCTTTTTCGGATGACATTGGCGGCAACAATTACACAGTCCAAACGTTGCAAGGTACTTTTGGTTGGAAGACAGTCGTGGCGTATTGCATTAGCACTGGCACCAACGCTGCGAATCACGTTACCGTGCTTTGGACTGCTACTGGGACTCCGGGTTTCAACACGCTCGGCGTTTGGGATATCCCAATTTCTGGCGGCACTCCTGTTTTTGATGTGAATCCTTTTGGTGCGAGCCGCAGCAGTTCTAGCACCCCCACCACAGCATCATTTAACACTGTCGGTACGGATGAAATCGTTCTGACCATGACGGCAAACGATTTTACAGGCATAACGTATACCGCACAGGACGGCAGTCACACACTGGATGCTTCAAACGCCATCAGCGGGGATATGGGTGCTCAACACATTCTTTTCTCATCCGCGCAAACGGGTATTACTGAATTCATGAATCAAAGTGGAAGTACAGACTGGGTAATCGCGTCGGTCGGATTTCAAGCAGTAGTACTTAATCCAATCTCCGCGTCCCTCAGCGGGCATGCAACTATCAGCGCTTTGATTGGAACCTTGAATCCAATTTCTGCATCCATCACCGGGCATGCGACAATCAGCGCCCAACCGACAGCGGGAATGGTTTTCACAACGCTGGCGTCTGATACATTTCACCGAGCGCCTGAAAGTCCGCTTGCATCGCCGCCATGGCAACTGGACACGGTTGGCGACAACGGCTTACAGATCGTGAGTGATGCCTGCGAACCTCAAGTGATATTGCCGACGAACGGGAGCGGGGAATTTTATACCGGCATCACATGGCCGACCGATTGTTGGGCTGAAATCACCATCGTTAACTTCGCTGACCCAAGTTCAGATTTTGACCTGCTTGTTCGGGACACGGCGTTAGACCGAAGCACGCCGACAGGCTATGATCTTGCCGTCAACTTAAATGGCAACGGTCCAGCCCCATGTACTGGCATCGTGGCGTTCTATAACGACACCGAAGAGGGAGAAATTTGGACGAGTTCCCTAACTGTCACCAACGGGGACATTTTCAAAGTAGCGGTTGTCGGATCAGGTTGGTATGTGTGGCAGAACGGCGTCCTGTTGCAGTCAGGCATTGATAGTTCGGTCACCACCCGTGGACTTACGGGATTGATATTGGAAGCCGACCCCACTATATCAAACTCAACAGTGAAGAACTTCAGTGGTGGTGCGGTCGGGGATTCAATTTCAGGAAACGTCGGAACGGCAGGTGTGACGGTATCCTACACTGGCACGTCCTCAGGTAGTGTGACCTCGGCGGCGGATGGCGGGTACACAATCAGCGGGCTTGCGGATGGCACGTATACGGTTACGCCGACGCTCTTACGCTACACGTTCTCGCCAACCGATGCAACTGAAACACTAGGCGGCGGGAATCCGAACGCCGTCACAAGCGTGAATTTCACTTCAACCTTCATTGTGAGTGGTGGAAATCCATCCGTCCTCGGGACGATTTGGTTCGGGGGACGAGAGATTTCAGGTTCCACCAACATTATGGGAACCGGTCAAAGGACAGGCACAAGCCGATAAGGTAGGAGCAGCTACCATGATAGACATCTACGTAGACCCCATCGCACTTGCACAATACCGAGCAGATTTTGACGCTAACATTCTGCCCCCCGAGCGTCGGAAATGGTACGATAGCGCCCCGGAAGAGAAACTGGATAAGTGGTTCCGAGGACGATTCAAATGCATGAAGAGCCATCTCTACCTGAGTGATTGGGTTGAGCACCCGGAGACAGGTAAACTTGTGCCGATATCTGCGGACTGGGATTTCCAGTCAAACCCCCACAGCATTCTATTTAGCCGCTTTGTTCAGAAGCGTCCCGGGGAGGGTTTTGTTCTCTCCGACTTGGAATCCCTCACCAAGAAGATGATGATTCTGTGGCCTCGCGGTACTTTCAAGTCTTCCGCTGTTGTTGTTGATATCGTTCAGACCATCTTGAACTATCCGAACGTTCGCATATGCTTCCTCACCGGCGGCGAAGAACTCGGTATGCGGCGGTTGAAACAAATAAAGCGGATATTTGAAAATCCCACCGAGACCTTTGCGTATCTCTTTCCTGAGTTCTGTTTTGTGGGGCGATTGGATCAAAAGTCAAACAACTGGGGAGACGTGAATGCCAAGATGGGCAATCAGCACGAGTTTACAGTGCCCTGCCGCACGAATGAAACTTTTCCCGAGCCTACGTTTTCTATCAGCACGGCGAAGTGCGTCAAAGCCGGGGCTCACTTTGACATCATCTACATTGATGACCTCGTGAACGAGACGAACTACAAAAGCATTCCGGCTCTGGAGAAATGCTATCAAGATTACATAGATATCTGCCCGATGCTTGAACCCACAGGCTACATCGTGATGACTGGAACTCGGTATTCGTGGGGGGATACCTACGAGCGTATTCAAGAGAACGCCCGAGAAGAGGAGAAACAGTTAGGACACACTGTATGGGCATTCTCTATTCAAGATTGCTGGAGTTATGCGTGCGCGAACTGCAATCATCCACAGGTCTATCACGACACGGCGACGAATATTCTTCATCCGCTGTGCATGGGTCTTGCGTGCAAATGCCCCGGGTTTGTTGCGACCGGGGATCGAGGTCTTCTGTTTCCTGAGACCCGAGCGCATGACGGTCGGGCAATTGGTCATACTTTGGGCGGGTTGGAAAGTTTCAAGATTCAATACGGTGAGGAGTTCTTTGCGAATCAGTACGAGAATCGCCCTATCGCCGCTCAGACGCAGGTATTCACGGATGCACTCATCGGAGCCCAAACGCTGTTTGACATAAACGCGATCCCGGGGTATAGCCAGTCATACACATTCGTCGTCGGCGACTTGGCGTACGTTGGACAGGAAGACCGGGACTTTTCTGTGATATTCGTGTGTCGGTTATTTCAGGGGCAGATTTTCATCTACGACTGTCTCTTTGGAAACTGGGACTCCGGGGAGGTAGCGAAGATCACGGTTGATGTTTTACTCACACACAGACCCCGAGATGTGTTCTATGAGCAGTTCAATGGCTGGGACGCATACCAAAGGCTTATTGAATCCGAAGCGAAAAAGCGCCACATTGAGAACTTGCCTGTCCAGTGGTTGAAGTGTTCACGTACGGCGGACGCTAAAAAAATCCGTATCGGCACCGTCAAAGGCTTTCTGGCGGGAGCAAATCCCAACGAGCACGGGCGGCTGTGGTTTTACAGGAATATGGGCGGCAAGGACTACGCAGCGGCGTACGATAACCTTGTCAAACAGCTAGTGCGCTGGCCGAAGTTGGGGCGTCATGACGATTTTGCAGACTGCGCGGGGCAAGTAGTTCAGGCTCCGACTGGATTTCAGTTACAGGAGCCTCCACCTGTTCCGACCGTGATGAATTGGCTTCGCAAACTGAACGCCGCCCAGACTGTAGAAGAGCCCGATAGCCGCCCGGCAGGCAGTTACGGGAGCGACGAGGACGACAGGTGGAAATAAAGGTCGCAGAATGAGGAGAAAACGACTTTTTGCGCCTTATGTGAGGGGGTATTTCCCCCTACTGCCCAAGGAATCGTAGACTTATGTCAGAAAACGACATCAAAGCGGTCACTCACTTCGCCGACCTCGGTCAGATTAAAATTCTGGACCTTCCCGGTGCTATTCCGTATGGTGAAACTGCCCTCCCAATAATGCCTACGGAGGTTGCTTTCATTGACCAACGTCGTTCTGATGTGTCAATGTTGAAGGAAGCAAACCTCAACCGTGAAGAATCCGAGAGTTTTATTGCCACGAGAGGCTTAATTGGGCGCTGGAACATGGCAGAAATCATGCTTCAGGCGTGGGTTAGCCCGATGAAGTGGAAAGGAAGCGAACAATTTCGGTCTCACCTCGGAATTCCGCTCGTCGCTGAGCAATTTTACAGCATTCACAGCGTTGTGAATCAGACTTTGTTCGGCGGATATCAAGTTTTCAAGGTTGATGCGACTTCCGGCACGCCGATGCCGTGCGCCGAGGCTCAACAAGCCCTCCTAAACGCCGAATTGAAGACGTGCGGCTTCAAAGGTGTGTCCGCTAAGACCGAAATGCGTGAAATCACGTACGACGGGCTGTTCTACGGTCTCGGTGTTGCTCACTACGGCTGGAAAACTACCAAACAGAACATCATTAAGAAGGTTCAACGGTTCCATGACAAGTCCATGGTGGTGAACGGCGCTCTTGTAGTTGTTCCGCAGCCCACGGACGAGGATGATATTGAGGAAAAGACAATCGGGACGTGCGAAATTAACATGCCGATACTGGAACACGTGCCTGTTCGGCGTGCTCGGTACGCTCCTGACCTTCGCCGGGGTGACCCACGTGTTGCGGACTGGTTTGGACGCATCATTTACCTGACTGGATACCAACTTGATGAACTTCGTAACACCCAAGGTTGGAATATTCCGAGTCGGGAGCAACTTGTGGCGCTGACGACACCGCAAATGCAGGACCAGTCACCGACAAACCCATTAGAAACGCTCGGGTCAAACACCGGAAACCCAGTTTTTCAGCAAACGACTACGCCGCAGAAGGCGTATCCCGAAAATTACACCGAGCGTACCGCTCACGACCCGTTGGCGAGGAAATTTGAATGCTTTGATTATTGGACAGGCTCGCGTCACGCGGTTATTTTGCAAAAAGAGTACGTTCTGCTCAACGAAACGCATAAATTCGGTCGTCCGCCATTTTTGGGCTTCTGTTTCCGCAATGCACCCGACTCCCTGCACGGATACGGCGTTGCATACTGGTTGACCGACTTTCAACGGGTCTGTCAAGGCGTTGTGAACGCTTATTTGGACGACATGAACTTGAATTTGATGGGAACATACACTTCTCCCGCCGGTGCGAACAATACGGCGCAGGCGCAGTGGATTTTCCCGGGCAAAATCTTCAAATCCGACCGGGAGGGCAAGATTGAACCGATGACTCGCAACGCCGTTGATGCAAACGAGCCTTTGGCGGTTATCGCGCAGATGAAAGCGTGGGCAGCTTCTATTTCTGGTGCAGGACCGGGTATGCTCGGGTCAAATCCGGGCAAATCGGGTGACATGCGGACACCCGGCGGCGTTGAAGCAATCACCGGCGGCGAGAACATCAAGCTGCAAGACCTCGTGGACGTAGTTTCGGAGCAAGTCTTCGTTCCGTTCTTGGAGTTCTGCATTGAGAACAACCAAAAATTGAAGCCGTCACAAATCCGAGCGATGCTTTCACAGGAATTGGGTGAGGCATTCAAGCAAACTCCGTTGGATATTCTCAACGGCACGTACCGAGTTGAAATCTCGGCGGGCACCCGACTTATTGCCCGCGAAGCCGTGAATAAGACCATGGGTATTTTGGAAACGTTCCTTTCTGCCCCCGGAACCAAGGACATGCTGGCTGTGCAGGCTTTGAAGTTGGACGTGAACGGCATGTTCACTGCGATGTTTGATGCGTTTGGCGCACCGTACAAGGAACACATTGTGGTGCCGATGGATGAAGAAGACAAGAAGCGAGCGATGGCTGATACGCAGGCTGCGTTATCACAGGGTAAAGTGGCGATGATGCAGGCTCAAGGTGCCGTCAAGAAGGACATTGATAACAACCAAGCCGAGAATCGCATGCTCATTGAAACTGGTAAACATGCTTTGAATGAGCATGGGAAGACCACGGACCAAGCAAACGATATGGCGTTGCAGAAACAACAGCAGGCTGCGGATAAAGCAATGGCTGCAACACCGGAGGAACAAGGTCTTGATCGTGCAGCGAAGGGAGCCTTCGCCAACATGGATAAGAGTGCATTTTCTGGATGACCCCCGAACTTTTTGACTATTCCTGCCATAAGTGAGGAGAGTCAAATGTTCATCTATGTGATTGTTTGCCGTGAGACTTTGAAGTGTTATGTTGGACAGCACAAGAAGACTGATTTAGGGAAGTACCTTTCACAGAAGTATCACGATGCGAATAGGTACTCAGGGAAACGGTCGCATCTTTACGCAGCGATGCGATTGCATCCCCGCGAGACTTGGAGTATTCATCCCTTGGTTTCGGGGGTTGAATCCCGGCAAGAACTTGACGAGTTGGAAAAGCATTTTATTCGGGTTTTGAAAACGCAACACCCCGATGTCGGGTATAACATCTGTGACGGGGGCGAAGGATTCACAGGACCTCATACTTTAGAAGCAAGAAAAAAGATGGGGCGGGCGAGTCGTGGAAATCAAAACTGTAAGGGACTTAAGAATGCCTTGGGCTGCAAACACAGTTTAGAATCACTGCAAAATGCCCATTTACATTATGCAGATCGAGATTTATGGAAATTGCACCAGAGTGCAGCACAAAAACTAGAAGGAAAACATCTGTTTTGGAAGGGTAAAAAGTTTTCAGACACGCACCGCGAAAATCTACAAAAATCGCACAAAGGAATTCCATGGTCGGCTGCGCGGCGGGCTGCCCAAAAGAAACGGAGCACAAAATGAGCGATACACCGTACGTTCCTACTACCTCTCGGAACATTGAGAGGGCAAATCGTCTACTGGCTCTGCGAGCCCATCCGGGGTTTCTTGAAATCCTTCGTATCTCTCAAGACTTAGTTGATGGGGCAACGGCAATTTGCACGGACTTTCCCGGGTGGGACCCTCAGCAAGTTATGATGTTGAAGTGCCGTGCTCAAGCGGCGAAAGAGCATCACGCTTTGCTCATCTCTGCAATCAATGATGCTATCGCTGTTGGCATCGCTGAGGACAGAGAGAATCTGGAGAAGGCGAGAACGGCGGCAGAAGCTACGCTGGAGAAGACACCTGCTGAAGTCGTTGAAACTGGGGACTACGTTCGGCAGCGAGTTTTAGAGACGTTTGACCAGATGGCGGATAATCGGATTGCGGGTTCGTACGACTCGACCGAGAAGTAAGAGTTGTTGACAACTTATTACGAAAACTGACTAATTGCGCCATAATTGAGAACGACCCATAGGAGCACTACCATGAGCGACCCAGTACCTACAAATCTTGTGATGACCCCAGAGTTGCAGAAGGCTATCGCCGACGCCACAGACCCCGAGGCTTTGAAAGCCCTCGTGCGTGACGAAGTTTTCAAGCAGGCGAATGCTACCCAGACGCTCGCCGCTGAGCAGGCGGCTGCCGAGACTGCAAGGCTCGCCGCTGCTGAGACCGCCCGGAAAGAAGCCGAGGCTGCGGCAACTCGTGACGGGTTCTCTCGTATCGAGAATATCGGCGGGCGTGAATATGAATTCACTGCCGATACTCAAGAAGAACTCGACCAAGTGATTCTCAATGCGTATCGGGTTGCGTTCAACATCCAAGCTGACGCACACGTGGAGGAACAGATTGTTGACCCCGTGGCTCAGCAAGCTGCTGCTGATGCGGCGGCTGCGGCTGAGATAGTTGCGAAGGCGGACCTTGATCGGCGATTCAAAGCGGGTGAAATCTCCGCTGCGGATTACATTGAACAATCGGGTGCATTGCGAGATTACCTTGATAAACAGGGCATTCCGCTTGATGCGTTGCGTGCTTCGGTTGAACAGAGCCAAGGCACCGCGTATGAACAATCATGGGCACAAGCCACAGAAACATTTTTACGCAGTCCTGCGGGCGCAACGTGGCCCGGTGATGATCGGAACCGAGAGTTGATGGGCATGAAGATTATTGAACTCGGTCTCGTGGATGCGCCGGACAAAGCTACGGCACTTGCTCAAGCGTTCGGTGAGTTGAGACGCACGAACATGCTTTTCCAGCCAGTGGCGGAAGACCCAGCGGCGGCAGAGGCTGCACGTGTTGCGGCGGCTGCTGCGGCTGCCGAGACCGCACGGCTTGCGGCTGCCGAGACTGCAAGAATCGCTGTGGGCGGTGCGGCACCGGTTATAGCGGCTGCCACTGCTTCAACTTCAAAACTTCCGGCAACGTCATCTTCACTGTTTGGTGTAGGGGGAGCGGCTGCATCCGGCGGGGCTCCGGCTGTGACAGGTGCGGGAGCGACTGAACGGGCTGTTGCCCCTCAATTTGTCATTGACCCGAAGGCTACTCCAGCGGAGATTTTGGACGCATGGAAGGCATACACAATCGCTCAAGGGCGAAACCCTGATGACGCCTTCAAAGAACATTACGCTTCGAAGCGAATATAAGAACTCCCTCGGAATCATGGAAAACTGACTAACCTCGCCATAATTGAGAGAGGTACAATACCATGATTCTGCCCCCGGGCGTTCAAAGCACCACCCTTGCTGCCTTCCCGCAGATTGCGTATGACCGCACTGCGATTTTGGAATGGCAGTTCAATACTCCATTTCTTGAGGAATTGTGCGACTTCCGGCCTCTGCCTCGCCGGTCTGGTCGGACGCTCCAGTTCTACGGCCAACAGCCGTTCGCTGCTGCGACCTACGACCTGTCCGAAGGTATCCCGGGTCCCAGCCTCCAGTTGACCCAAGTCTTCAGCGATGCGTTCGCTGATGAATACGGCGACTGGATTGGCATTTCAAACGTCGCTCAACAGATGTTCCTTGCGGACATCACGATGGATGCCAGCCGCAACCTTTCGTATCGGGGCGCTCTCACGAGCAACCTGATTGCGATTAACGGTTTCGAAGCAGCCGTCGTGGCGCAGTCGTCCGCAGCCATTGACTTGCTCGACAACGAGTTCATGCTGTCCAACACAGTCCGTAAGTGCGAGTCCCAGTTGATGGGCAACGCGGTTCCGGGTCGTGATGGCGGGCTCTACACGAGCGCGATGCACCCGTACGTTGTTTACGATTTCATGTCGGACAACTCTGCCGGGTCCGCCGTTGACGTGCTGAAGCGTTCCGAAGCCGGGGCGTCTGTCCTGAAGTCGGACATGACTCGCGGCTACACGGTGCTGGAGTGGAGCGGAGTTCGCATTATCCGCACGCAGACGGTGCCGACGTACGCCAATTACCCCTCAACGGGTAAGACTGGATACGCAACGTATGTCGTTGGCCGTGAAGCAATGATGGCCTCCGAGTTGCTGGGCAACCGAGTTCCTCGGAACCCCAGCTTCAAGGTGAACGTCAAGACCTTCGGCGACAATGACATTGACCTGAGCAACCCGATGTTGCAGACACGAGCAATCGTGAGCTACGACTGGTTCCTCGGAGTCGTTGCGAGACCGAACACGAACGGGACACCGGGTTTCAGAAGGGTCAGGTGTGAGGTGTCGGCAGTGTAATTTAGTATTGACTTCTGCTTTTCGGTTTGGTATCATTCAGGAATCGCGAATCATGAAGGAAGAAAACCTCTGGCGGGCGCGGCTCTAGCCAATTCGTTGGCTCCGAAGAAATCAGAGGAAGAACGCAAGGCTCGAAAATTAGAAACACAGCGAGCGTTGCGGGCGGCACATCCTGAACGGTATAAAAAGTACGTTCAGAAATACCATCCACTGGACTACGGATGGACTGCTGCGCAGTTTGAAACTGAAGTTCAGAAACGAAACGGTCTTTGCGATGTTTGTGGAAGACCGCAGCAAAATGGAATTCGTCTAGCAATAGACCATGACCACACTTGCTGTTCTGAACGAGCGGCGTGCGACAAATGCAGACGTGGTTTGCTCTGCACAAATTGCAACACGTTGCTGGGCAGTGCCCACGACAGCATAGAAATTTTGGAATCAGCACTTTCGTACTTGAAAAAGTACAAGAAGTAAGACTAGGAGAACTACCGTGGCTAATGCTAACACGATTCGCAGGCAAGTTTCAGGGACGCAACAGTTGACGCTCGCTCCTCTACTGGAGTCCGTCATCACAACGAACGAAACTGCGTTCCAACTGAACAACAACGCATTGACTCTGGCTGGCGGGGGCGTCGTGCCTCTGTCCGTTGGCGTCACGCCGTTGTATCTCGGCACGGGACAGGTCATGCGTATCCGGGCGACTGGAACCCTCGTTGGGCTCACCAGTTCCACGGTGCTCTTCACCCTGTACGTGGCTCCGGCATCCGTTCTTCCCATCGCCGACACACTAGCGGCTGCACAAGCGAAGACCGGTTGGCAGGAAGTCTTCGTGACCGGCGGCGCGGTGAGCATTGGGGCGGTCTCTACGACCTTTACCATTGACGCTCGTTTGCAGTTGTCCGCAACGAAGGTTCTCTCCGGTGAATTCCGAAGCCAGATTTTCAACACCGTGACGGACTGGGCGACGACAACCGACAACCCGGTACTAGCGGGCGGGGAAGCCGACCTGAACTTCGTGTTGACGGCCACCATGGCAGCGTACGCTCTCACAGCTACCTTGGACGAGTTCGCCATTGACTTTGAGTAAAAAGTAAGGGCGTTTCAAAAAAGAATCGGGCGCAAGCCCAAAACAGAGCCCGAGGCTGCGATATGCTTCGGGCTTTTTGTTTTAACGGAGGTTTTATGAAGGTATCCAAGGCAATCCGTAGCATCGCTCTTGCAATGGTAATTCTTTTGACCCCCGCTCTTGCTTGCGCAAACATCAAAGAGCCCAAGGGCTTTGACCATAAGGTCTATGCCAGCACGTTCGCTCTCTACGGCTCCAGCGGCAGCACGCAAGACCGCTTCCTCTGCACTGTGACCGCCTACGAGAAAGTCCAAGATGGCTACCTGCTTATCGGGGCGGGGCACTGTACAGGGGCGAACCCAGATTTGCCTCCCGATCTAACGTTCAAGGTCTCTACCGATCTTGGCACGGACAAAGTTCCTGTGGCACTGCTTAAATCTGCGATGGAAGAACCATTGGATTACGCGGTGTATTTCATGCCCTCAACGGTGAAATATCCCACGATTGCAATGGGGAATGAAAGCCAGGATCGCATCGGTGATAGAACTGTTGATGTAAACTTTAGTCTTGACGCGGCCAAGCAAGTCGCCTCAGGTGTGATTGCCTCAACAGTCATATCGGCGGCAGGGCAGCACGACGACCTGTCTGGGTTCTTTCTTGTGACCCAGATGGACTCTCACGGAGCTAGCGGCTCCTCGGTTGTAAGCGAGAAGACCCGTAAGATTATCGGGCTGGTGATTGCGGGTTGGGACGGGGCGACAATGCCATCCATAGTTGAGCCCATCTCAAAGGTTGAAAAAGAGCTAGGTGATATCCCAGCACTGCTCTACAAAGCGAGACAGGTTCCGATTCCTGTGACGGTTGTGACTCCTATTACTCAAGACCCGAATAACGGCGAAGATTTGATGGTTGCTCAGCGTGGCGGACGCGGAGGTTCTCACGGGAACCCGGGACGCGGTGATGGCGGGCGTGCGGGTAATCCCGGGCGCGGTAATGGCGGTCGGGGTGATGGGCGGATACTCGGCAGAGATGACCATCGTAGAGTTGACCGCAACCGAGACGTGCGCGTACGTGGCGGGCGACAGGAAATCTATTGGCACGGGTTTTGGTTCGGCTACGGGAATGAATGGCCGGTGTGGGTTTTCACCGATGAAATCTACATGGAATTGATTGGGGACGACACATTTATCTTGTGCAACTACGCTGACCCGAATGAATTCGTAATCGTATACGTGGTGGAATGAACCGAGCGTGTTTGAGTCTTGGTGTTTGCTGCGACCCGTGCATTCTAGGCTTGACTTTTGAGGGTTGGCGAGGTACACTATATGGACCAGATGTCGTGTCCCCGCTGCGGCGAAACCTGTGAACGAGACCCGGCGAATCGTACGGAGCGATTTGTTTGTAAAAGATGCGGCTGGGCAAGTTGGTCTACCCGCTGCGATAATTTGTGCGAGTGGCTGGCAAGCGAGCAGAGTGAGAGGTTCGTGAACCCGCAACTGGAATGGAAACGCAATGTTAAATCTTGACCCAAGTCGAACACTGATTGGTTATATCGTACGACATGGTGAAATCACTCAGCCAAATGTTTGGGATGGATGGGGTGATTTCCAGTTATCCAATACAGGTCGAGAGTCCGCCGAGAAAGCCGCGCAATGGTTGTCCTTTGAGAAAATCGGACGAGTTGTTTCCTCTGATATCCCTCGTGCCGCAGAAACCGCACAGTGCATCATGGATACATGCAACGTGGCGTGCCCTTTCGTCACATATGACCCGAACTTGCGCCCGAGGATGGTCGCTGATTACACAGGCAAAGAAAAGACGCCCGAGCGAGTTGAGGAGTTCAAAAAGTACATTGAGAATCCCGATCTCGTGATTCCCGGCGGCGAGAGCGGCACGCAGTTAAATTTGCGAGTGCAAGTCATCTATCAGTATCTCGCAACACCGTACGCTGCACTTCCGACTGTGATGACGATGCACAATTCCGTGATTAAGGCGCTGCTTGGAATCGACGAGGTGGGTGAAATTGTTGATCCGGGTGGTATCGTTGCTGCCTATATGGACGAGAAGGGTAACATCGAGTTTGAAGTAGCAATGGGAGCAGCCGCGCCAACATCTTCGGAGGTAAGCTAATATGGAACCCTATCAAGACCCCGCAGAGTCTATTCTTCGGGGGGAACCAACCATTAACGATGAGCAGCGAGCGAACCTTTTTGATATATTTCACTCAACAAAGGACGAGGGTGAACTGGCTCGGCGGCTCCAGCCATTGGCAGTGCCGGACGACTTTAAGAAGCAGCTGTATGATGCTAAACAAGGTGGGGCAATTACCAAAGGCGAGCCTCTTGACAAGGTGACCGAGGCTATCAATCGCATGAAAACCATTGACCCGCAGGTTTTGGCGATGGCAGAAGCCCATCCGAACGTGCTCAAAGCCCTGACTGGGGCTGCTGGGGCTGCGGAGCCCACAGGCGAGGGCAAAGCTGGGGCGAAGGGTAAGGGGCAGGGCAAGGGTGCGAAGGCTACGCCGTCAATCCAGCCGCCTCGGATAGACGGTTTAGAGAACTATCCGCCGATTCCTGAAGGACATCATCGTGTCCGGGCGTCAGATGGTGGCATTCATGATATCCCGGCTGAGAACATTGACCAAGCCCGAGAGATTGACCCACGGCTTCAGATTATGAATCCGTAATCGGAGACCGCTGTGGCAACTGATACCGCAACGCCGACAATCAGTGCACCGCCTGCTCCTCCAGAAGACCAACTGGGTGCTGGCGGGACTCCCTCTATTCAGACTGCTCCTCCGGCAACTATTCCCGACGAAAATACTTCAACTTTAATTTGGCATCACATCATCAACAAGTCTCAGAAGTCGCCCGCAGCAGAGAAAGAATACAATGACCACGCTGCTGCTACGGAAAAAGAGAACGCCGACAAAGAGGCTCTCTACCGAGATAACCCAGCGGAATTCAAAAAGCAGAACCCATACGAGTACATCTATCGCAAGACATACGACTATGTCAAGGATAGCGTGGAAGCGGAACCGAAGCGAGCGCTCGCTCCGGGGATGGCTAAACAGCCGGTTTCGTTAGGCAAACTCGGCACGACTACTCCAGAGAAAGCGATTGATGACCTCACCACGAATGGATTACAAGACCTCTCGCTTGGTGCGCTTTCTCAGCCGGGCGGAAAACCCACCATGATGGCTCAACCGATACCGCTCATGGGTCGGCTTGGAGAAGTTGAACCCGCCGAGACAGGAGGTGGGTTGGGTCCTGTGAAGCCGGTTGAGGGTCCAGAAACTGGTTTTGAGATGAGCCGTGAGCACGTACGAACGCTCAAAGACCTCGGCTATTCAAACCAAGCGATCACTCATTTCAACGCTGGTGAAGTTCAAGATATCATAGCGAATAAAACTCCAGCCCCACCTGAAGCGGCTCCGGCGGCTGAAACAAAACCTACCGCCGCTGCTGAAAAGAAACCCGCAGGTAAAGAAGCTGTTGCCGCACCTGAAGGCGCTGAAATTTCGCCTCACGTCACTTTCAAAACTGTAGGCGGCAAAGAAGTAGAGGCTCCGCAGGGCATTGAACGCCGGGACTATACGACTCGTCCCTTTCCGAGTGGTCAATTAACTCGTGTTGGGCGAATGGCGGACACGACGTTCAATATCATTCGTCAACATGAAGCCGAGGCACAGGGCGGTACTGTTCAACAGCCGACGATTAAAACCGAAGGTCCTGACTGGGAGCATTTACAGAGTGCATACGTCGGCGGAAAGAAAATCGGCTCGCTCGGATACAAAACCGATGTGGAGGGAAACGCGCGGATTTATGGGGCACAAGTCACGCCAGAGATGCAGAGAAAAGGTATCGCGACGAAGATGTATCTATCTGCATTTGATAAAGCTCGGGCGGATGGCGTGCTGAGTATTTCCAGTGACCCGACGCACGTCTCTCCGGCGGCAACGGGAGTTTGGAGAAACCTGCAAGCCAGCGGGCTACCGATTGAGAACATCACACACCCGAATGGAACGCCCGGGTTCCGATTGAACCTCCAGCCGCCAGAAACACCAGCTACCAAAAACTTGCCGGATTGGCTCAAGAAAGACCCGCTTACTACGAACGAAACGCATGCGACTTCCGTGCCGTTGATTCCCAGTCCCGAGGGGACGGCAGTCGGGCGAGTTGATAAGCCTGACGTTCCTGTGGCGGCTCTTTCGGATTCAATGGCGAAGGTGGGCGGCAAAATGGTTGCACCGCCGACTCCCCCGAAACCAACGGTTAATCCCGAGACGGCTCCTATTGCTGCGGTTCCTATGCCGAAACTAGAGCGGACTCAAATTCAAGGCGGGGCATCAACGCAGCCATATCCGACCTATCATGAAGCTAGCAACGACCAGACAAATCCATGGGTGCGACGTTCTGTGGACCCGGCAAACAGCGCATCGCCGACCAACGAGAATCGCTTGCTCATGGTGCAGTTCGCATCCGATTTAATTAATGGCGGGCTCAAGACTGAAACAAAAGACGAAGCCTCGCAGTATTATGACAAACTCTATTCTGGGTTTCGTCCGGGCTATGCACGCATGCAAGACTTTTGGGAGATTCCACAGTGGCACGGGTTTGTTGCTCGGAACTTTCCCGACGCGGATGTGTATGTCGTCCGTGACATGGAGCAGGCGAAGAAATTTCTGAACGATGCGAAATATGGTAGGGTCACATTCTCTGCGCTGGATGTCAACAAGCACCTAATTCGGGACCTCGCATCAAACTACTCAGGGCATGTAGATGTTGGCGGGTATGTGGCTCCTGAGACGTTTTCGGATTTGCCGAATGTGAAATGGCACGACTCCATGGAGTCGCTCACGAAGGATGCAGGTGTAGAATATAAGGGCGGTGCCGACTATCGTCACTATGCTGGGTCAGACGTGATTCCCCGTCTCACGATGTCAAAGGGCTGCCTGCACAAATGTGCGTTCTGCACAGTTGAGAAGCAACTGGTCATGCCGCCGAAAGAAGACATTGAACAGCAGGCGGACGCTATCGCTCAGTTGGGTTCAAAACTGGTGTACCTGAACGATAAGACATTCGGGCAAGCGAAAAACTATCAGGACTTGGCGGAACTCAATACCCGAATGAAAGAAAAGAACCCGAATTTCCAAGGGTTCGTGGTGCAGACGACCGCAGCGCAAATGGGGAAAATCCCTGCCGATTGGTTGGCGAAATCCGGCATCAAATACGTGGAGCTAGGCATTGAGAGCTATAATGACCCCATCCTGAAGTCAATGCACAAGCCCGCTACGGAGAACATCATTAACAAAGCCGTGGATAAGTTGCGCCAGAACAACATTACCTTGATTCCGAACATCTTGATTGGCTATCCGGGGGAGACGGCAGAAACGTACGCAAACACGCTCAAGTTCTTGCAGGACAACAGAGACATCATCTCTCATGCCAACATCTACAACCTCGCTCTCTATGAGAATACAGAACTCGGGAAGTCCATGACGACCGCTTCCCCGGATGACTTCAATGAGAATGTGCTGGAGAAGTCGTTCCACAAGGACCCCGCCCTGCACCAGCAATTCGCCGGAGACCTGTACGGTGCGGCATCAAAACTGCTTGAAGCCACGCCTACGCCACTGAGACAGCCGACGCCCGAGCCGCAGTTTCATCAGGCGCTTGCTCGTCGGGGCGAAATGCCGGGTCAAACTGTGAATCTGAGTCCCGCCTACGGTGAGACCGGCGGGTATATTGGCGGGCACATCAAAATGCGACTCGGGGGCGCGACCGAAGAGGAAGACAATCAGCGATACGCCGAGGCTTTAGGTGTCACGCATGGACCTTCATGGGATGACGTGTTTCCCGCAGAATTGCTCCCCGAAGGAAACTCTCCGGTAAGTGTAGTTGGACACGAAGATGGACACATCGTTGAAGGCGAACGTGTGGGTTGGCCTATGAAGAATGTTGTCGTGAACAGCGCCTATCACCCGACAACGAGCGGAGGAGCGGCGGCGTCAACAGATTTTGGTCCTGTTTTCCGAGAACTTCCCGGGGTCACGGAAATTGAACCCGGGCGGTTTAAGTTTTCGGCTCAAGCCCTGAAAGAGAATTGGCCGAAAGCTGTGCGGGTATATTTGGGGGGGGTGGTTTCCCAAGAAGTGAATTATGGGATTCCGATTAAGGTCACAGAGGGCGGTGCTGGGGCGGGGGATGCTCAAAACATCGTTCGCTGGGGGAAAGCTATGGGGTTGACCGATGATGAAATCGGTGACCATATGATTAAAACGCTTGCCGAGCTAAGAAAAGACTGGCAAGACCCGGCAATCAATGCTATAGTGAAGAAGATGGCCGCAGAGCGGGAGGACGGTATCCCGAGAACCGTTCTGCAAACTCAAGAACGAGTTGACGATTTATTGAACCAAGTACGAGCAGTGTGGGAGGGACAAAAACATGGCATCACTGAAGGAACTCATGCAGCAGATGGTGGAGTCGTTCCAGCAACTGAGCCCGGCGCAGCAGGAGGAGGTAAGAAAGTCGCTGCGGAGCCAGTTCAAGGCAGACTCTTCGCCCAAAAAGGCGGAGACACCTCAGGACTCTTCGCCAAAGCAATAAAACATTACGGCACGACCGAGGACATTCGCAAGGCAGGATATATCGGGCTTGATGGGACGATGCTGGATTTCTCGGAAGGTCAGGAGGCTCGCACTCTTGACCACGGCGATATTGCATCAATCCCCGGCGTGCAGTCCGCTCACAACTCAAATCCACGTTTTGATTTTGTAATGAAAACAGGTGCTATGCGTGTGATTGATGTTCCGCAGTCTAAATGGCTCGGGGTGATGGTTTCTGCCGAACATCCTCCTACGCATGCCCAATTGGATAGGCTGACGCCCCTTCTAGAAGGTGGTAGAGATGTTGAGGTTGACTTAATTCACCCCGATTGGGCTCTACCGGGGGGCGCAAGCGCCAAAGATGTTCACGACATGGATGGACTACAGCGTGTTGTTCGGGACGCTCAAAAAATGCATGCTGAAGCACAAAGGAGAATAGCAAATGGAAAAGGAACCGAAAACGCGGACAACGGAACAGTTGGGGGAGGATTTGCTGTACACAGTCAAGCAGATGTCGCCCGAGGAGAAAGCGAAGTTTCGGGAGCGGCTGGACAAAAGTCTCCAGAAGTGGCTGCCGAAGTATCAAAAACCCCAGAAGTAAAAACTGCCGAAATCCAGAAACCACCCGAGCCGTGGCACGATCAAGCTGCCAATACTATGGCGAAGGCGGGTGGTTTTACGATTCATCCGACAACGGGCAAGACGCCTACAGAGGGCTATGTCGTGGAAATTGGTCCCGAGCAGCGCAAGCCTGAGGCCGGGGCAGAGTGGCCGAAGCCCGCTGGCGAGCCTGCCGGGACATTTCATCCGAGCCCCCAAGATATGCAGGAATTTCACGGCGAGAATAAGGCGCTGTTTGACAAGCATCCTGAATTGCACATCGGCGGGTATGAGGGGGCGTTGGAAGTCAGTGGTGTGACCCGAGATAAGCAAGCGGCGATAGACTTAGCTCACAAGCTAGACCAGAAGTCAATCTACGATATCAAAAACAAAAAGGAAATTGAAATCGGCGGAACTGGCAAGACCCGGCAGTTCCCAGACTACCCGATGGAGCAACGTATCAAGGATTTGGGCGGCGAGACTGGGGGCGTAATTTCAGGTGCCATGGAAGCCAAGAAGGGCGCGACGACGCCTATCGAATCGCCCACGGTTAGCACCCGCGTGCCGTCGCGCACCGTGAAAGGTGAGACTGTCGAAGACCACACGAACCAGTCGCTCATTTCAGACATGGAAGCCGCGAAGGCTGCACCCGGGTACATCGACAAGATGGTGAATCGTGTTAAAGGTGTCCCCGGATTCGTGATGCCCGAAAGCGCGGATGCGCAGACTGCCGCCGATGCATACATTCGGCACGTCGCGGACAACATCAAATTCATGTACCGCAAATTGACGCCTGCGGAGATTGCGTACAACGAGCAATGGTACCCAGTCGGCGCTCACGAGCGCGGGCTGGAGGTCGCAAAGACGCACGACATCACTCCGAACCAAGCGTGGGCAGTGACCTCAGTCGAGTCTCCGATGACGGACTGGAACCAGAACACGGCGCTTGCCGAGCGGACGGTGGATATTTGGAAGAACCAACAGAACACAAAGTTCACACCTGAGATGCAGAAAGCAGCGGACGAGATTCTCAGTGTCCCCGGGATGGGGAAGTTTGCGCCGCTCTTCAAATCGTTGCGAGGGAAAACGCTCGCAGGGCTGACGAGCATGCCAGAGAAACAAGCGTGGTGGTTGCGACTGTACGACGAAGGTCACAATCCTCGGTCATATCAAACGTGGGGACCTGACGGCAAGCCGCTCGGGCTCGCCAAGAACGTGGACGGGTCTGAAGCCAGCGTAGGCTGGAGTTTTCAGAATCACATTCAGAAAGCGATTTCGATTCTGCGAGACGGCTCTCCCGAGAATATCAGCAAGCAACTCGGCTACGGGCACAAGGTTCGCAACTTCTACAACAACCAAGCCGCACCGGACGACCCGCGATTCTTGACGATTGATACGCACGCGGTCGCGGCAGGGCAGTTGCGCCCGCTGGCGGGCAAGCACCCCGACGTTGGGTCGAACTTTGGAACCATCAGCAACGGTCCCCATGGACTCAGCGGCACATATCCGCTGCACGACGCCGCGTATCGACTCGCAGCGAAAGAACTTGACATTCCCATACCGAGTAGGCTACAATCACCAGTATGGGCGAAGATACGCGAGGTCTTCACGGACGACTTCAAGACCAAGGAAAATATCAACGCGGTAGATGCAATCTGGAGACAACACAATGACGGAAAAATCACAGCCGACGAAGCCCGAAACCAAATCTGGGACTACGCAGCCCGATGGCACGATGAAGTTGCTAGAGGAGTACGGAATCCCGCTGACCAGAGAGAACTATTTACTGCTGGCGTTCGGGGGGAACCCGCCGAAGGAGCCGCTGGACGGGGAGATCGAGGCGGAACTCCCGTGGTCGATCAGACACCTGAGACCCCTGAAGTAAGCATCTTCGCCAAGCCTGCTCCAAAAGCCAAGGGTAATATCTCGCTGGAATTCCTCAAGGGCGGTCTCAAGAAACTCGGCAAATAAGAAAGGGAGCCTTTGCAGGCTCCCCGTCCCAGACACTGCGGAATGTTACTTGGTGATGGTGTCGTTTGTGACCACACACTTGCACGGTGGTTTGCGATACGGCATCTTCCGGGCGGCGGCTGCCACGCTAGGCGCGGGCGGGACAACCGGCGCAGGAATCACCGTCACTGGAATATTCACCGTGACATCAGGCACTGAGAGTTGCAATTGCGGTTCGGGGACTGGTGCAGGAGTAGGAACCACGACGGGAACCGCCTGAGGTAGACAGTCATCCATCGTGACGCCCGCTGCCTTCACGTACTTGTTTGTGAGATACACCTTGCATCGGGCGGTGACGCTCGGCGCTAGGCGTGCGGCTTCAAGAATGGCGCAATTCTCGTCAATCTTGCCGCCGCCGAATGAAAACCCAAATGCCGTTCCCGAACCGCCGCCGCTATAGCCTTTGAAGCACGGCGTTGTCGGAAGTACGGTCGGAGCCATCGCAGGCGGTGCTTGTCTCGGGATATTCTCGGTATAGGTTGCATTGTTAGACCCATTTGCTGACGCCGAGGAGTTGCCCGAGTTGTTCACTGACTGCGTCTGCGTTTGCTTTTGGTTTCCGCCGTTGGCGGTAGCGGAACCTCCTGTACCTCCCATTGCAGTGTTGCTTGAGGTGACAGTAGAATTCCCCGCATTGGAAACCGTAGCATAACCGTTACCACCTGTTGCGTTCCCTCCTGTGGCGGTAGACTGAGAGGATGCCCGCCCACCAGTCGCCGAAGAGTTCGCACTAGATTGCGAAGCCGCTTGGCTGGTACTGGACGACTGCGAGTTTGCATTTGAATTTCCTCCTGTGGTCGGGGGAGCGGGTGGAGTTACAGGAACGACTTCGCACTCGTACACCTGACCGTTGTAGTTTGCAAGCTGTCCGTCACCATCACCAAAAGTTCCGGTGGTGGTTGAAGGCACGAGAACCCGCTCGGCGAGGGGGTCACTGCAATTCCACGCCTTCGCAGGCACTGCACTGCACAGCAGAAACAAAAACACGAAGAACCACGGCTTCTTGGTCATTCACACTTCTCCTCGTCGGGGTTGCCGACACTTCTATGCTCGCTGCGTACGTTGTGCGAGCAATCTGATTTGCCGGTCCAGCATAATCCACTGGATTCGCTCGGTGAGCGTCGGCTGACTGACGTAGGCGGGAGCGGGCGGCACAGATAGGGCTGGCTGCTCGGTTTCGCCTAACTCTTCGGCTACTTCTGGACTAAAACAACTGGAGTAGTTTCGCTGCATGGTGCCTCCTGTCGCGGTTGCGCTGCCTGAGAAAGGGAATCGGCGTGAAACTGAGCCTGACGGTCCACAAGTTCGGAGTCCGTCATATTCGCAAGGACACGACGAAATGTCGGGTTGCTGTGGCGTCCAAGCAGACGGGCTCGGATGGTGCCTGCCATGATTCGGACTTTCATTTCTTTTCCGCTCATCGGTAATTCCTCCTGACGACATAATTACAAAGGATGCCCCCGGCTGTCCATAGTACTTTCGTACTAATTTGGGGCTTGACTTTTGGCGGCGGCGGGGTGTACACTCTCAGCATGACGCCCATGACGCCAGATCAATTCTTGATGTGTGTTGAGTTGATTTTGCTTGGGGTGATTGTGTGGCAGGGGGAATTGATTCGGCGGTACGAGAAGTGGACCTACGAAATGAACCGGGAACGCTGGGATGAGAGGGCAAAATGGCGCGAAGCAAAAAGGCAACAACAGTTGAAGAAAGACAGCACAATACCGACCTCCGAATCCAACGCAAATTCGGCATCACCCTCGCCGACCGAGAGCAGCGAGCCAAAGACCAAGAAGGCCAGTGCAAAATCTGCGGGGGTCCCCTTGACGCCTACGGACCTCCCAACGTAGACCATTTTCATTTCCACGTAAGGGCGTACCGGACGATGCCCGGCGGATGGGCCCGCTTCGCGCTGGCGGGAAAGTGGAGTGCCTACGGGTACGACGAGGCAGGGCAGGTAAAATGTACACGAGTGGCGGCTACAAAAGCGGCGGCTGTGTCCGCTGTGACACAGGCGATGATGCCGTGGTCAATTCGGGGGCTTCTCTGCTTCAAATGTAATAGAGGACTAGGCTACGTTGAGCGATTCTTCAACGCCGCGTCTCATCCTGAGAATCTCCTGCCGGTCGTCGCATACCTCCGAGCGAGGCTTGAAAAGGCTTGACATCTGACCCGTACTTTGGTACTATATCCGAGTGAGGTTCTATGACCGACACTGCAACACCAACGAAACCCGTTTCAGAAATCACCAAAATCTCTAATGATATAACGTGGATTAAGGCGCACATTCTTGTAGCGCTGCTCGCCATCGCTTTGATTGCTGGCAGCATCATCGGCGGCGTTGCCTTGTTCCAGAGTCTGATTGAGAAGCACGACGCTCGGGTCGCAGCGGCTCAGCTTGCGAAAGAGGGCGTAGACACGGCAACTCAGGCGGCTCTTGTCGCCGAGTTGGCGAAGGAACATTCGGACGACGTTGCCCGCGATGCCACCCAGACGGCGCTTATCACTAATCTGATTGCTCAGATGGCGGCAGAGCGTGCGGCGACCGCGAAACAAGTCACCACGGACGCGACACTCAACGCTCAAGCGGCGGCGGCACGGCTTTTGGAGCAAACACACGCCGACGCCAGCGAATTGACTGTAAACGGCGATGCTGTTACGATGACGCTACCGATGACTCGCACGGTTGTCGCTGATATGGACCTCTATGCGCAGGCTCAGTCGGACGTGACGAATCTCACGGGGCAATTGGCGGCGCAAACGGTTCTCACGACCGACGCAAATACCGAGTTGGCGACGGCGAATAAGGTGATTGCGGCAGACAAGGACGAACTGGTTCAGGCGGTGAAAGCGGATGATGCCGCGTGCAACGTGCGGGTTGATGCTGAAGCCGCGAAGGGTCGCAAGCGCACCTTTTGGGGCACTATCGGTGGCGTAATCGCTGGTCTATTCCTCGGAGGCAAGATTTAACTTGACACGGCGATTGTACTCGTGTACTATGGATTTTGCTGGGCAGGGCGCGGCAAGGCAAGGCTTGGCATGGCAGGGCTAGGCGAGGCAAGGCAAGGCTAGATTTTTCTGAAGGCGAACACCGAACTTAGGCTCGACCAAAAAGTTCAAACGTTCGCGGAGAAAAACATGGCTTCTATTTCAAAGCAAATCACTAAAGACATAACTCTGACTGGACTCACCTCGATTCTTTTCGACCGATACGCGGGAGACAACAAAACGCAACTCGCACCTGAACAAAAACTGTACCTGCAAGGCAAAATCGTCACGATGCCTTCGATGAACATCACCTCGTTCTTGTCGGCACAGAACACAGAGTCCGCTCCGAAGATGCTCCTCGACAAACGAGAATACAAGACGGTTGCCTCTGCGCTGCTGGCGAGCACCATCATCAATCCATCCGCCATTCCGTTTACGAAAAACGGTAAACCCGTTGTGTTTGGCGGTAGCTTTGTAGACGACGTGGACCCGGTAAGCGGTATTCACCTTGTTTACCACGTTGCCCGGTTGGATAAGGGCATTCCAAATCCCAAGGTTCGCCCGATGCTGGACACGCCGTGGGAGTTGAAGTTCAAGCTGACAATTCTTCCCCACCCCGACCTGAACGAAGACTTGATTGAGAACCTCTTCGTGGACGGCGGCGTGCGTCTCGGGCTCGGCACGTTTCGCAAGGCATTCGGTAAGTTTTCATTTGAGTGGAGATAATTTCTCGGCGTGGCG